CGCTGAGCGCTTGATCGCCTGGGCTAAGGAAGACCCAGCCAACGAGCGCGCGTTCTGGGCCAGCATCTATCCGAAGCTGATCCCGGTGCAGGTGCAGGGCGACCCGGACAACCCGGTGGCGGTTCAGGTGATCACGCGCCGCATCATCAAGCCGGAATGAGCGAGCTGGTGCTCGACACCCCGGCGTGGATGGAGCCGCTGCTCAAGCCGGCCCGCTACAAGGGCGCATACGGGGGGCGAGGGTCAGGCAAGTCCCACGGGTTCGCCGAAATGCTCATTGAGGAGCACATCGCCAACCCGAACGACAGCAGCGTGTGCATCCGCGAGGTGCAGAAGACGCTGAACCAGTCGGTCAAGCGGCTGCTGGAGTCGAAGATCCAGGCGATGAATGCCGGCTGGTACTTCGAGGTGCTGGACGCGCAGATCCGGTCCACGCAGGGCACGGGCCTGGTGATCTTCCAGGGCATGCAGAACCACACCGCCGACTCGATCAAGTCGCTCGAAGGCTACAAGCGAGCGTGGGTCGAGGAGGCGCAGAGCCTGAGCCAGCGCTCGCTGGACCTGCTGCGCCCGACCATCCGCATGCCGGGGTCAGAACTGTGGTTCACCTGGAACCCGCGGTTCGACACCGACCCGGTGGATGCGTTGCTGCGGGGCGAGAACCCGCCGCCCGACGCTACGGTAGTCAAGGTGAACTTCGCGGACAACCCGTGGTTCCCTGATGTGCTCCGCCAGGAGATGGAGTACGACCGCAAGCGGGACGTGGACAAGTACCTCCACGTCTGGGAGGGCGGGTACGACACAAAGAGCAACGCTCGGGTGTTCAAGAACTGGCGCATCGAGGAGTTCGATGTCCCGGCCGGCCAAGTGATGAAGCAGGGCGCGGATTGGGGCTTCTCGGTCGATCCGAGCGTGCTGGTGCAGTGCTACATCGAAGGCCGCAACCTGTACGTGCCACACGAGGCGTACATGATCGGCTGCGAGATCGACAACCTGCCGGACCTGTTCGACCGGGTGCCGGAAAGCCGCAAGTGGTTCACGACAGCTGACAGCGCGCGGCCGGAGACGATCAGCTACATGCAGCGCCACGGTTACCCGCGCATGAGTGCGGCGATCAAGGGCGCGAACAGCCTGGAAGAAGGCGTGCAGTTCCTGCAGAGCTTCGACATCGTGGTGCATCCGCGGTGCGAGCACCTGATCGACGAACTGACGCACTACGCATACAAGAAAGACCCGGACACCGACCAGATCCTGTCGGTGCTGGAAGACAAGAACAACCACGTCATCGACGCCCTGCGCTATGCGTGCGAGGGGGCGCGGCGTGCGGCCGGCGTGCAGCAGAAGCTGCCGCCCATCAAGCGGCGATTCGTCGTCTAGACCATGACCCTGGAAGACCAAATCCTGGCCCTGTGCGCAGAGGCCGAGCCGCTGCGTTGCCTGCCCGACGAGGAGGCAGAGGGCCGTGGTCTGCCCCAACTGGTCGAGCGCATCAACCTGCTGCGCTCCATGCAGATGACGCAGGGCGCCATGCTGGACCAAGCGATTACCGAGCGCGACGAGGCGGAGTTCCGGGCAATCGCGGCTGAGTTGAGCCCGCCCAAGCGCCGCGGGCGCCCGCCTAAGGCCGCCGCATGACCAAGATGACCGACGACCAACTGCTGAGCCAGCTCGAAACGCTGGAGCGGCAGGCCACGGGCTTCTACGGCGGGGAGATCGCCTCCGAGCAGTCCAAGGCGATGGACTACTACCTCGGCAAGCCGTTCGGTACCGAGGAAGATGGCCGCTCGTCCGTCATTTCCTCCGACGTGTGGGATGTGGTCGAGGGCCTGACGCCGATGGTGCTCAAGCCGTTCGTGTCGTCAGACGATGTGGTGCGCTTCCAGCCGGTCGGCCCGGAGGACGAGGAAGCGGCCGAGCAGGAATCGGATTACATCAACTTCGTCGTCACGCAGAAGAACGACGTGTTCGAGCAACTGGTCGCCGCGGTGAAAACCGGCCTGCTGCAGAAGGTGGGCGTCGCCAAGTACTGGTGGGAGAAGTCGCGTCGCACCGAGATTGAGCGGTACTACGACCTGAGCGATGACCAGTTGGCCCTGCTGGCTGGCTCCGAGAACATCGAGATCATCGAGCACACCGAGCGGCTGGAAAGCGAGCCGCAGCCCCAGCCCGATGGGTCCGTGGCGCAAGTCCCGGCGACGAAGCACGACGTGACGTTGCGCGTCACGAATGAGGACGGCCAGGCGCGATACGCGGTGATCCCGCCCGAGGAATTCCGCATCTCGCGCGACGCCACCAGTGTCAACCCGAAGTTGGCGCGCTTCGTCCTGCACGTCCGCAAAGTCACCCTCTCCGAACTGCGCGAGATGGGTTATGCGGTGGAAGATGACATCGACGACGGGGCCAGTGATGACCCCACCATGTCATCGCAGTACCTGGCCCGCCGCGGGTCGGATGAGTCCGAGCGCGACAACGAGGGCGAAGACCGCTCCCTGCGCGAAGTGATCTTCAAGGAAGCGTACGTGGTCATCGACCGCGACGGCGACGGCATTGCCGAACTGCGCAAGGTCTGCCGCGTGGGCAAGATGATCCTCGCCGACGAGGAGACCGAGGAAATCCCGTTCGTCGCCTGGACGCCGTACCAGCAGCCCTTCAAGTTCTACGGGCGCTCGCCGGCCGACGAGACGTGCGAGATCCAGTTGATCAAGTCCACCGTGCTCCGGCAGACGATGGACAACCTCTACACGATCAACAACAACCGCAACTTCGTCTCCGAAAAGGTCAACCTCGACGACCTCTTGGACAACCAGATTGCCGGCATCGTGCGGGTGCAAGGCGACGGCCCTGTGGGCAACCACGTCGTCCCGGCGCCGATCACGCCCATCGGCAACATCACCCTGCCCATCGTCGAGTACTTCGACAGCGCGAAAGAGAACCGTACCGGCTTCACGCGCTACAACCAGGGCACGGACAGCAACAGCCTGAACAAGACGGCCACCGGCGTGCGGCTGATCACCGAGGCGGGAAACCAGCGCGTCGAGATCATCGCGCGCAGTTTCGCCGAGACGTTCCTCAAGCAGCTGATGCTGGGCATCCACGGCCTGTGCCGCCGCCACGCCGACAAGTCGGAGATGGTGCGCCTGCGTGGCAAGTGGGTGCAGATCGACCCGCGCGACTGGAAAACGCGCTACGACATGACCGTGAGCGTGGGCCTGGGCTCTGCCGACAAGCAGATGCAGATGCAGGGCGCGCAACTGCTGATCCAGCAGCAGAAGGAACTGCTTCCGGCCGGCCTGGTGACGCCGCAAAACCTGCTGCATGGGCTGGGGAAACTGGTCGAGGCGATCGGCTACAAGAACCCGGAGGCGTGGTTTTCCACACCGCAGCCGCAAGAACAGCCCGACCCCAAGCAAGACCCGCACTTCATCCTCGAAGCGACGAAGGTTCAGCACGACGAGGCGCGCATCAAGGTCGAGGCCAAGAAGGTCGAGATCATGGACCGCGATTCGCGCGTCAATGCGGCCAAGGTCGAGGCTGAGACCGCCCTCAAGGCAGAACTGCAGGGCCACAACGTGACGCTGGAGATCGTGCAGGCGCTGCAAAACCTCGCGCAGACCCAGCAACAGATGCAGCAGGCTCTGGCCGACCTCCACATAAGGGCCGAGGGCCAGGCTCACGACCAGGCATTGGCCCAGCAGCAGGCCGCCATGGGCGCGCAGGACCAGATGCACCGCCAAGCGCTGGCCGAACAGCAGCAAGAACAGGCGCAGGAGCCCAATGGACAAGCATGAGGCCGCCGTCTACCGCGGCGAGGAAGCCGAGCGCCTGCTCAACAGCGAAATGCTGCAGCAGGCGTTCTCCGACACACGCAAGGCCATCACCGAGGCGTGGGCCGCGCTGCCGACCAGCGACGCCGAGAACGCCAAAGACCTGCACCGCATGGTCAAGTTGCTGGACCGGGTGCAGAACTGCCTCCGGGAGCATGTGAACACCGGAAAGATCGCCCAGAAACAGATCCAGGCGGTCGCCAAACCTCCTCTTTTGCAACGCTGGAAGTAACGCCAGCACACCCTAAAGGGCCGCCTCGTGCGGCCTTTGTCTTTTCTGGAGTCACGCATGAGTGAAGCGCCGACCCCGGAGACTCAGAACCCGCAAGGGGAACCTGACGATCTGGGAAGCCTTGACGAAGCTGCCGCGGCGTTTGCCGCACGCAACGAGCCTCAAGCCGAGGCAACCACAGAAGCCGAACCGGACCCCGAGTCCGCCGAGGAAACCCAGCAGGAAGCCGTCGAGGCCGACCCGGGCGAGGAATCCGACGCGGGGGAACTCGTGGAGGTGGAAATTGACGGACTGAAGCTCAGCGTTCCCGCTGACCAGGCCGACAAGCTTCAAAAGGGCTATCTCCGACAGTCCGACTACTCGCGCAGGATGAACGAGGTCGGCGAGAAGGAGAAAGCTCTCGCGCAACGCATCGAGATCGCCGACAAGCTGGCGCAAGGGGCGGAGAAGTACGCCGCCGCGCTGGCAAAGGTCAACCAGTACGACGCCGAGATCAAGCAGTTCGACTCGGTGAACTGGAACCAGATGGAGCGTGAAGACCCTTCGCGGGCTTCCCTCATCGCGGTCAAGCTCATGCGGCTGCAGCAGGCCCGACAGGACGCGGTGAACGAGGCCCAAGGCATCGACCGCGAGATCCAGGAATCGCGCACCAACGAAATCAACGCCAAGCGGGCGGAGATGGACAAGGTGCTCGCCAAGAACCTGAAGGGCTGGGGCGACGAACTCGGCACGCAAATCACGAAATACGCCCTGGAAACCGGGTGGACGCGTGAGGCGCTGAGCCAGTTGACGGACCCCCAAGTGGTGATCGCCTTGGACAAGGCGCGGCGCTTCGACGCTCTGCAAAAGAGCACCGAGACGATCCGCGCGAAGGCCAAGAGCGCACCTCCGGTCGTGAAGCCTGGCGCCCAGCGCCCCGCCCCGGACAAGCGGGCGGAGTCGATGGCCCGGCTTCGCAAAAGCAACTCGTTGGACGACGCAGCAGATGCGTTCCTCTCAAGGATGAAGTGAAATGACGGTCCCAACCAATACCCTCCAGACGTACCAATCGACGTACAACGCCGAGAACGTCACCGACATCATCATGAACATCAGCCCGGTGGACACGCCGCTGCTGACCATGGCAAAGAAGGGCGACGCCGAGGCGACGTACACCGAGTGGCCGATCGAATCGCTGTCGGCGGTCGATAGCAACAACGCCAACATCGAAGGCGACGACGCCACCATCGACGCCTCGACCACGCCGAGCCGCGTGGGCAACTACACCCAGCTGTTCGACAAGACGGTCTCGGTCACCACGACCCAGAACGCGATCAAGAAGTACGGCGCGCGCAACGAGTTTGCCCGCCAGAAGGCGAAGAAGGGCAAGGAACTCAAGCGTGACATCGAGACCACGTTCTTCCTGAACCAGGCTCGTGTGGTCGGCGCTGCCGGCACCGCGCAGAAGATGCGTTCGCTGCCCTCGTGGCTGACGACCAACACCAGCCGCGGCGCCACCGGCGCCAACGGCTCGGCCTCTGCGGCGGCGACCGATGGCACCCAGCGCAACTTCACGGAAGCGCTGCTCAAGGCGGTGATCGTGTCCTGCGCCACCAACGCCAACGACATGCCGTCGGTGGTGATGGCCGGCCCGGTGAACCGCGCCAACCTGTCCTCGCAGCTGTCGGGCAACACCACCCGCTTCTACGAGATGAAGGAAGGCACGCTCAACGCGTCGATCTCGGTGTACCGCAGCGACTACGGCCCGCTGAAGCTGGTGATGAACCGCTTCCAGCGCGAGCGCGACATGTGGCTGCTGAATCCGGACTACGTGGAGATCCGCTCGCTGGAAGCCATGCAGTACCAGGATCTGGCGACCACCGGTCTGAGCCAGAAGGGCCAGATGTGGACCAACCTGACCCTGGCGGTGCTCAACGAGGCCGCTCACGGCGTCCTCGCGGACCTGAACACCGCGATCCTCTGATCGTTCTTCGCTGAAGCACGGGGCCACCTTCGGGTGGCCCTTTTTCTTTTGGAGCGCGCATGCGTACTTCCGCCCAGATCCTCAACGGCTCTGCCCTTACGGCGAGCGGTGCGACCAGCGCCTTCGGCATTTCCAACGACAACGCGCGAGTGACGGCGTTTGTCGCTGTTTCGGCCGTCTCCGGCACCACGCCTTCGGCCACGTTCACGCTGCAGGGCTCCCCGGACGGGACCAACTGGTTCGACTTGGACGTGAGTTCGGCCGTTACCGCGGCGGGCAACCTGTCCCTCGCGATTCCGGTGCAGAAGGACGCCCCTTTCGTGCGCGTGTCCTACGCCATCACCGGCACCACGCCGAGTTTCACCACGTCGGTTTGGGTGGAAGCCCGTGGCTGAGCGGTTCCACCTGGGTGGGCTGACCAACACCACCCTGCACGTCGAGTCAGACGGCACGCTGCACATCGAGGAAAAGCTCGACGCCGAGCCCATCCTCGATTGGACGAAGGCCTGCCGCGACAACAGGTTCTCCGCCGAGGACACCCTCGACGGTATGGCGCGTTACGAGGGCGAAGTCCCCGTGACGATCTACCTGGCCGAGTGCAAGAAGCGCGGCATGGACCACCACACGGCCATGCGCACGCTCGGCACGCCCGAGGGCGACATCATCCTCATGTCGATCCTCTACGACCCGCTGTACGCCAAGCTGCGTGCCGCTCCGAGCACCCGTGACGCCCACGTCATCGTGAAAGGTGCGCGGTGATCACGTCGTACTCCGGCCTGCTCACGCGCCTGACGCAGTTGATCGACGGGGACGACACGTCCATTTCCGCGATCAGCACTGAGACGCTGGCCCACATCATCAACATGGGCGAGCGCCGGGTCTACCGCGAGGTTCGGTCCCGGCACAACGAGAAGGACTTCGCCGTCACGGTGGCTGACAACCTGGCGGCGATCCCGGCTGACTTCGAGTCCGCATCGGTGTGCCACTTCGGCGGTGCGCCACTCCGGCCTGTGGCCGAGGACTGGCTGCGCGAATACAACCTGCGCGGCGGCTGCCGGGTTGAGTACTTCGCTGAAGCAGGTTCGTCATTCTTCTTCGGCTCCCCCGTGGACGACGGCAACGTCCTTCAAGGCCGCTACTACGCGCGCCTGCCGGACCTCGACGCATCCACGCTGCCGTCGAACGCGCTGTTCGCGGCTGAGCCTGACCTGTTCATCTACGCCGCGCTGGCTGAGTCCGGTGGTCTGTTCGGCCACGAGAACGACAGCCGCATCCCGCTGTGGGAGCAGAAGTACCAGCTCGCGCGTGACCGCGTGAACGGCGCCAAGAGCCGCGCCGCGTACTCCGGTGGCCGGCTGCAGATGACCACCTCGATCACCAAGGGCCGCGTCTACCAGGCGCCGACCCTGCCCGCCACTGCGGGCGCCTACGCCGACAACTACGCAGACGGGTACGCCTGATGGCTTCGATCACTCATCGCTCCGCACTGGCGCGCAACCTCACCGCAAACGAGGTGGACGCGAACTTCGACAGCCTGAACACCGAAGTGACCGCGGCCACCGCCGCGATTGCGGGGCTGCAGGCCAGCAAGCAGGACAAGCTCACCGCTGGCGCGAACATCTCCATCGCGTCGGACGGCACGATCAGCGCCTCCGGCTCGCTGTCGTCGGTGAACTCCACCGGCATCACTGATTCGACGACCGTTGGCCGCGCGCTGATCACTGCGGTGGATGCAGCCTCGGGCCGCACCACGCTGGGCCTGGGCTCGATTGCTACCCAATCGGCGGCTACCTACGCCACCATCGCCAGCCCGGCGCTGACTGGCACGCCTTCGACGCCCACCGCTTCTGTCGGCACCAATACCACGCAGATCGCCAGTTGCGCCTTTGTCGCGGGCGAGATCGGGGCGCTGAAGGGCTCTGCCCCGGCAACGCTGGACACCCTGCAGGAACTGGCCGCCGCGATCAACAACGACCCGGCGTACAACACGACCATCACGGCCGCGATTGCCGCGCGGGGTGATATGTCGCTCGGCACGGTGCAGACCGTCACCGCGGCCAAGACCTACAACCCGAATACGCTCAAGATCGCGGGTTCGACCAGCGGCGCGGTGATCCTGGCTGTTCCTGCCGTTGCCGGAACGGGCACGGTCACGCTCCCCCTGAGCGGCACCCTGCTGGCCGGCTCGGATGTGGTGAACGACCTCACCACGGGTGGTACGGCGGTGCCTCTGTCGGCCGAGCAGGGGAAGACCCTGAACACCTCCAAGGTGAGCGTCTCGGCGATCGTCAACGACCTGGTGACTGGCGGCACCGCGGTTCCCTTGTCGGCGGAACAGGGCAAGACCCTGCAGACGAACAAGGCGCCGCTCGCATCGCCGACGTTCACGGGCGTTCCCGCGGCTCCCACGGCAGCGGTGGGCACCAACACCACCCAGCTGGCGACCTGTGCCTTCGTGCGCAACGAGCTGGGCTCCGCAGTGGGCGGGATGGCGCAGGACATCACCGCGGCCACGTACACCGGGACCACGCTCAACACGTACACGCTCAACGGCCTCACCTGGACGCTCGCGTACAACGGCGACGGCACGCCCAACACCGAAACGTCGGGCTCGCTGGTCAAGACCTACAACTACACGAGCGGCAACTTCACTGGCATCACCGGCGCGGTGAATGCGGGCGAGTCCCGCACCTGCACGCTCGCCACGCTGCCGAGTGCGGCCAACTCGGCGCCGGGTGATCGCGTGTTCGTCACGGACGTGGCCAAGCGCGTCGTGGGTTCGACGGATCAGGGCAATTTCGGCCAGATGTACCAGTTCGTCGGCGCCACCGGCACCGGCAAGTGGATCCCGATGGGCTCGTACAGCTACGAGCGCCGAGTCGGCAGCATCGCCACGCCCATTGCGTCTCTGAGCACGGTGTCGGGCTCGTCGCAGATCGTGGGCACGTCGCTGATGATCCCGGCCGCGCTCCTGGTGCCGGGCAACAAGTTCCGCATCTCGGCAGTGATGCACCGCACGGGCGCGGTGGCGGCCTCGAACTTCATTACCAGGTTCGGCCAACTCAATACCACGTCGGACACCATCATCACGCTGTTCTCGCTCAGCGGGACGAACAACGTGTCCGGACGGGTCACGTTCGACGCGCTGGTCACGTCCTCCACCACCATCCTGACCACCAACATCCTGAACTCCGGCTCAGGTGCGGCGGACGGCGCAACGGGCTCGACCGAGCACACGATCAACGCCGCGAACCCGGTGTACTTCCAAGCCAACATGGGCTCGGTGTCGTCCGGTGATGCGTATCAGCTCCTGCACATGGAAGTGGAGCAGATCGCATGAGCGTGTTCACCCGCCGCCTGACGATCAAGGGCAAGCGCCAGTCGGCCTCTGTGGTCACGTACCGCGGACCCAAGATCGCCGCGCTGGACTACCGCACCAGCGGTACCGGCTCCTACGATGTCAACGTCCACAAGAAGTACGACATCAGCATCATCGGCATGCTGACGACGCAGGCGGGATCTGGGCTGGCTGGCTACAACTTTGTGTTGGCGCTGAAGACGGCGAACCCCAGCATCAAGATTTTCCAGTACACGATCCAGACGCAGATGTTCGCGAAGCAAGACGGCTTCACGAACTACGCCGCCATCAGCGACTTGCTCGACGCGGGCGGCACGACGGGCGGCAGCTGGTGGGCCAAGAACGCTACCAACGGGCTGAAGACCAAGACCTTCGACGTGCAGAGTTACCCGGCGTGGGAGGTGAACATCAGCACCTACACCACGCCGAACGCAAGCGGCCGTCGTGCGCCGCAGGAGATCGCCCGCTTCTTCTCGAACCTGTTCGACGGCCTGTTCGCGGTGGGCCTCACCGGCTACTTCCAGGACAACACATCCGGCGCACCGGGCAGCTCGACCAGCAACCAGACCATCGACTCGGGCGGCAATTCGCTGGGTTCGATGAAGGTGGGCGACTACAACCTGGACGGCACCAACGACGCGCTGGGTCTGAATTCGGTGAACCAGCGCACCACGTCACCAGGCCCCGGCTTCCGCGCTGGTCACGCCGCCTACGTGAGCGAACTCAAGAGCCTGCGCGCGTCCACGCAGGTGATCGCCAACGCCGACTTCGACAATCGCGACGATCCGAATTACGGTACCACCTGCCTGACCTCCACGGAATTGAACGGGGTCTATGACTATGCCTTCATGGAGGGCTTCGTCGGCAAGTCCTACTCGCTGGAGACGGGCCGCAATGTGTTTGCGGACAGTTATCGCCGCTACACGACTTCGGAGTCTGGAACGACGCAGGGCGTCATCGTCAACGCCTACGTGAACACGGCCACGCAGAGCCTGAGCCGGCAACTGCAATACGCCCGCTACGGCCTCGCCATCACCATGCTGCGCGATGGCTATTTCTGCATCCAGGACCAGAACACCGGCGCCCCGTGGTGGTTCAACGAGATTGACCCTGCATTCGTGCCGATTGGCAACCGCGTGGGCGCCAAACCCAGCGCTGCAGCATCCAACGGCATCTGGATGCAGACCTATGAAAACGGCTGCGTGCTGGTCAACCCGGTGGCGAACAAGGGCCGCTGGATGGCGGCTGTTTCGGGCTCCTCGATCAAGCGTCTGAGCAACGTGGTCACGCTGGTGTGCTCGACTTTCACCGGCCCGGTCGTGGGCGACAAGATCAGGATCACCGACTGCGTGAACAGCGCGTTCAACGGCACATTCACGCTCACCGGCGCATCCGCTGGCACCTACACCTGGTTCCAGACCGGCGCGGACATCACGCAGATCAACAGCCCGGCCGGCTTTGTTGCCAGCAAGAGCACCATCGACCTCACTGGTCAGGGCTACAAGCGCTTCCTGGGCACCGATGACGCCCACAACGACTACGACAACGGTACCTCGCTCAATGACGGGGCCACGGCCGGCGTCGAGGAGCTGTGGAGCGGCGACGGGCGGATCCTGCTAAAGCAGTAAGACCCGCCAGCATGAGCGCCCAAGTCTGAGGTTCGGGGACCGGATTGGCGGACTGAGCGGAACTGACCGCAAGACGCACCTCGACCGAAGAACCGGCACCGAAAGTGGCGCCCCAGCACATGGCCTGGCAGGTGAAGGCGCCATCTTGCAGGCCCATGTCATACCGGGTCTGCCCGTCGAACGAGAAGGCGCGGAAGTCGAGCAGGTGCAGGGCCTGGATGTCGAAGTTGATCCGGGCAAAGCCGGTCATATAGGGCCGCCAGGTCTCGTCAAAGCCAACCTGCCGAAACGGAAAGGCGGTCTTGTCATCGAACACGACCACCGAGGTTAGCTCGTCGGTGGTGATGAAGCCGTCGCCGTTGTTGTCGGTGCCCGAAAAACTGCCGGACACGTCAAACAGAGCATCTATGCCGGTGATTTGGTCACCCTGCAGGCTCTTGAACGTGACGGTCCAGTCCCCCGCGTAGGCGGTGGACGCGGCAAGCAATGCCGCAGCGAGAAGCGTTTTCATCGTCGTTGTCCCCTTGGTCGCAACGATAAGCATCAACTTGTGTGCCTGACCCCCTAGAACACGGGGGGAGTACCCTTCATGCCCATCCCGTTTGTCGGGGGTAGCTACTCGCTGGACTTCCGCAAGGCGGACGTGCAGCGGGCGGTGAACCTCTACCCGTCCATCGTCGAAAGCGGTACGGGCAAGGCGCCAGCCGTGCTCAATTCGATCCCCGGGATGTCGCTGTTCGCCAACATGGGCGCCGAGATTCGGGGTATCTACGAGACAGCCAAGCGGCTGTTCGTGGTGGCCGGCGCGGAACTGTACGAACTGGACAGTGCGGGGGTTGCGACCTCACGCGGCACACTGGCGACCTCCACCGGCCTCGTGGACATGGTGGCCGGCCTGTTCCAACTGGTCATTGTGGACGGCGAGAACGGGTACGTTCTGACCCTCGGCAGCAACGCATTTGGCCAGATCATCTCTGAGGGCTGGCGCGGGTCCTACCGGGTGGGATTCCTGGACGGCTATTTCCTGTTCATCGCCCCGGACACCCAGCAGTTCTACTGGTCGGCCATCGACGACGCGAGCAGGCTCGACGGACTGGACTTCGCATCGGCCGAATCGAACCCGGATCAGCTGGTTTCGGTGCTGGTGGACCACCGCGACCTGATGCTGTTCGGTCAGAAGACCGTCGAGGGCTGGCGCAACACGGGTTCCGATTCGGTTTTCGAGCGCAACGAGGGCGCGATCATGGAGGTGGGCTGTGTGGCCCCTTTCAGCGCCCAGAAACTCGACTCCACGTTCATTTGGCTGGGCTCAGACGCCAACGGGCAGGGCGTGGTGTGGATGGCCAACGGCTACCGGCCGCAGCGCATCTCCAACCTCGCCATCGAACAACTGATCCAGTCGTCCACCGACCTGAGTCAAGCCTCGGCCTACACGTACCAACAAGACGGCCACTCCTTCTACCTGCTCAACGCACCGGGCCTGCCGACAACGCTGTGTTTCGACGTGTCCACGGGCATCTGGCACGACCGCGCCGAGCTGGTGAACGGGG